GGCGGTCATCTCAAGTCCATCTGGAAGTTCCTTAATGTTACAGTAGTTCAAAATCACTTCCCGGATATCATCTAAAACGAACATCAGAAAAAAATCCTTTTCTTCGTTTTCAATCCCGAGTAGTTTCTTTAACTTTTCAACTGTAAGCATAGGACTTACCCCAGCTTATGCTTGAAGGCAACGATTCTAATCTGTTTCGGTTCGTAAACCGGTTTCCAGTTAGCGGGATTTGCGAGTTCCAACCTAGACGGTCCCTCGGTCTTTGCCACAGAAGCATTGGTAAACATAAATTGGTTCTTCTGTTAATCAGATAGTCTACACCGGAGCCCTTTCTTTTTGCTCTGTCGGTTTCAGTCGGAACAAATCCTACTGGACTTCCGTTGCCCAGTGCAATCGCACCTGCGCCAAAGAGGTAAGTGGTATAGACTCCCTTTTCTGCAGGACAACCGTCATCAATGATTACACGCTTGCCCTGATAAGTTCCAAAGGCAACGTCATTAGAAGGCTGTACTGTTTCGATGAGGTTCTGCTTTTTCAGATATGCTTCTGTTGCGGAGTGCATACAAATACCTGTCAGCTGCGCTTTAGCATCGCCAAGCATCTGTTCTGCGTCAATAAATGCAGATCCGCTCCAGTTGGCACCCGCGCCAGACTTTGTGGAGATATCTAATAAGTTAGATGCAAGTCTTGTTTCTGCAGGCGATGCACTATCACCGGTTGTCGCCGGTACAGTGCCGAAGATACCATTCAGAACTGCAATCAATTCTTTCTGCATATCTCTTTCCCAAAATCTTGCAACTAAATCGCCAATCGCCATCATAGGATCAGCACCCGCAAGCGCTGCAGAGAGGTCTGTTGCGCTCCACATCTTCGCGCGTCTGATAATTGCCGCCACGTCCTTGTTGGAAGTAATTTTGTTATCCTCCAAATCTGTACCTTCGATTACCTGTTCAGATTCTCCGGTCAAGTCTTCGAAGAACGGCATGTTGACCGTTGGCGCTGCCTGAGACGCTAAGCTGTCAAATTCTGTGCTATTTGCGATAATTCCACTCTGCAAAAGCGCAGACAGCTCCATCGTTCTATTTACTACATACGGATTAAATAATTCAGGGACGATAACGTCCTGTAAAGTTGTTCCTGACATTTAATTCACCTTTCCTTTCTAAATCTTTACACCGGCAGCAGCTGCAAGTGCTCTTGCCTGCTCCGGATTACTTTTGAGCAGTTTGCCCTGCTCTGTCATGTTAAATGTTTCTTTTGCAAATGGATTGATAGCTCCGCCGCTGCCGCCGCCGTGGGGTTCATAGCGCGACTCCTGCTTGAATAAATGTGCCATTGCCTTATCTTCTTTATAAGATTTCAACACATCGTCAACACCGACCGGCTTTCCTTCTTTGTCAAAGGTAAACTTATCAAGTCCTCCCTGCTTATAAATCAGGTAGTCCGGATCCAGAACTCCTGATTTAGCAAGCTGCTCTTTCAGCACGTAAGTCTTTGCGGTGTCAGCTGCAGCTTTCTTCAAATTACCAATCTCAGTTTCATAATCCGAAACTTTCTTCTGCAGATCCGCATTGTCACCATTTTCCTTCTTCAGGTCGGCGATTGTCTTTTCAGCGGCTTTCAGTGCATCGCTTTTTTCGTTAAAGGCATTTTTGGGCACTGCATGTTTTGGAAACTCTTCCGAAATCTGCTTTATTAGCCCCTCGACGTCCAGATTCCCATCTGTAATACTTGCCTTTTCTAAAATTTCTCTCAGCCATTCCATTTTTATATCCTCCGTAAATTTTTATTTCCGCTTTCCGGGTATTGGGATTCGCCGGTTATACCTCCGGCAAGGTAGCTTCCGCTCTTTAACGCCTGCGGAAAGAAGGCAATATAAAAAGACCACCGCTTTGGTAGTCCTTAGATAACGTGTTATTCATTTCCCCTAGTTACATGCCCGGGATAATCTCTTTTAAATCCTTCAGAAATGCTTTTGCTTTCTGCATTGTACTATTCTCCTGCAAATATGCAATTCCTTTAGGAGTAATAGTGAGCTGCTCTGTCAGCTTTATCCCTTTTATGCTTTGACCTAGAATCGGTATCAGTACAACGCCTTCGATAAATCCCTCTTCATAGAGGTGTCTCAAAATATATTGCCAGTAGTTCTTCTTTACGGGAAAATCATCTGTATCATAGCACAGATATTCTAAACTTGCCAGCTGCCCCTCTTTTAAGCAGCCGTACAGGTAAATCAAAATTCTATAGGATATAACAAAATAATCATCTTTTGCCATTATTTTTCCTCCTGCAGTACTCCAATCTTCCTCAGGATGCTATGCAACTCTTCCTGCGCAGCTTCTCGTTCTTTTTTAGTGAAACTAACTCGATCCTCTGCTACTTCCCCTCCAAGAGGCTGATACCATCGAGGATCTGAATACGGTTCTTGCCTTCTGATTCTTTCCGCTTGTAGATCAGCAAATTCCTTACTCATCTCACCCCTATCCACAAGTTCATAAAGAAAAGCTATTGCGTGTTCAATTTGTTCTGAGGTCTTTTTCATGTTTTCTCCTCCAGCAAAATAAAGTATTTATCCCCATGTTGTTCAACTTCTTTTACAATAAACTCGCTCCCTGTAGGATATAATACCTCATTCTCGCTGGGATTGAAAGAAGAAATATCTTTCCCGGTTTTCGATTTGATGAAAATTTGAACATTCGCATCAGGATTATAATACATAGAGTGTTCTGAGAACTTCTCCGCAGAAGAAAAAGCCTTGTACGATATCGAGCCGCCAATCTTATAGTGATTAAGAAAATCCTTAACGCCACTACTCCGTATGCTTATTGATCTGCAAACTAATCCTTCATAACTTGGTATTTTGCTGAGCGCCGAGTTTAGTGTATCCATCCACTGGCGCTGATCCTTACTCAGTTTAGCTTCTCTTCGCAAGCTATCATTGAGAGTATATGATTCTCCGCCAAGGTAGCGCACAATAGCTTCTTTTTCATTCCCAGTCAGCAAACTTGAAAAGTCTTTGCTATCTATGGTCGCACGCCACTCCGGATACGTCATATCTGCCGGTACCTGATAGGTCTTCCCGTCTTCACCTCGTGCCGCTCTCATCTCGCCTACGGTAAACTCATCGTCAAAATACGGACAGGTTGTTGACCTGCACCAAACATGAAAGGGCGGCGCCGTAACGCCCTCCTCGTACTGACTCATCGGGAAGTGTTTACCGTCAAGTTGCTGGCAAATCTCTGATGTGTGGGAATCCAGCGTCGCCACGATTTCATATTCTTCTACGCCAAGTTCGTTGAAGCAATCTTTCTGCGCAGCAGCACTAAAAAAGGCCTGCTCTGTCATTACGAGCCGGCCAGCCTGTACTTTTGCATTCTTGAATCGCTTATCCACATATTTACTCAGGTTCTTGATTGCCTCATCAGGGCCTTTTCCCAAAATACATGCCCTAGTTAGCTCGCTGTGTAAATCTGCTACCATCTGATTCTTCGCCTGCCAGATACGGTCAGAGAAGTTTCTCCCATCTGCCGCCCAAGGTTTAGATATCAGTTTTGACAGCTTTTTCTCATCGATGGACGCAATATTCCATCCTAAGCCAAAACCTCGCTGTAGCTCAAAAGCAGACCGATAATAACCCTCTTCATAGACCTTCCTTGCCATAGTGTCCACATCGTCAAGGTAATTTCCAAAAGCCTTTTCTGCGGACTGCTGTACCTGTATCTTGAGAGCTTCCAATCTGCTGATGTGAAACTTTGCGGAAGCATTCTCTAGTTGCTTCATCCACTGCTGATTGATGGCGTTTTCCTTGCCGTACTTTATGTATTCCTCAACAGTCCACTTGAATTCCTCAAGCTGATTCGCATCAAGAAGCTTCTTGGCATTTGCCATGCTGACTTCGTTGTTCTTGGCAATGCGATAAATCCACGTTTCGATGTCAGCATTGATTTCCCTGAGGGCTTTGTCAAAATACGGCTGCACACCTCTGTAGGTTTCTTCACCGTATTTTCCGAGTGCCTCTTCAAGGATTTCGAATCGTTTCTGCCAGTAAGCACTGTTCTTCATAGACAATCACACTCTTTAAACGCCCGTAGCAGCTTGGGTGCCTGAATCGCAATCCAGTCAATCAGTTCCTCATTTGTTGACCACGCTCCCTCAAAGTGCAGGCTTGATGAATCAATCCCTGATTCAAACAAAAAAGCATGCACGATTTCATGGCGAATCACCTGTTTTGCGTATGCTTTAAGATCTGCCTTGCTAAGAGGGTCTTCTTGTAAATCTTCAACGACAATTAGTTTAGTTGAAGTGTCTACATAACCATCAGCCTCCCCCAATTTAGGATCATCTTCTTGTTTGTGTTTCTCTATTCTATAAGTTGTGCCTAAAATGCTAACTTCCATGCTTTATCCCTCCACGTCGTCGTCATCGTTATTTAAGTTACCTCCAAAGGCACCTGCGTATTGCCGCATCTTTTCGTAGCTTTCCTGTTCTTCTTTTTCAAGCTGCTGCAGTTCCTCTTCTGGGTCTTCCACAAACGGATGATTTTTCAGGATAGTCCTCTTGCTGATAATCCCCTCGCTGTCTCTGCAGATTTGCGCCAGCTCTACGTCATTTTTGATGCTGTTTCGGTACCACGTTTGGGTAATCGCGTTGCAAGCAATTCCTGTATGCCTGCAAATGGCTCTTACCAGCTTATAGAATCCCAACCTGAATTCTGTTTCCATTAGACCGGTTTTCATTTCCAAGAGGCTGTACATGAACTTAAGGGCTTCACCCGATTGGTTCCCGAAATTCTCCGGCTGCGGGTCAAAGCCTTGTCCTTGCTCGAAGATTGCCTTACGGGTTGCCTCTAGCACGCTGTTTCTTGCTTCAATCGGAATCTCGATACTCAGCGTAGAGATTCCCGGATTTCCCTCATCTGCGTCCACCTTGACAGTTTTGTATTTTTTAAGTTCTTCCAAGAAATTGCTCAAATCCGTGCCGCCATAGCCGGATAACACAAAAATCAGTTCCTGCACATCATCAAGGTCATTGATAAACCCGCTAAAGACCTTGTCAAACACATCGATGAGCGGTTTTATACTTTTTAGATCGCTGGTGCCGATGTTGTTATTCCAGAATGGAATAAATGGTACCTCTTCAAATTTGTGTTCGTACCAAGATACGGGTTCACCATAAGTGGGATCGGTAAACATCTCATAATAATGCAGTCCATCATCCACGGTATCCACAATGCGTCGTTTGAACGCCTGGCACTCTTTATCAGTCCAGTACTCATAGACCATACTTTTTTCGCCAGTTTCTTCGTCTATGTCATCATAAACTCTCAGCGCACCGACAAGTCGTTTTTTTAAGCTATTGTCGAATATCGGAATGACTTCTTTGCTATCTACAACTGCCCACTCAAAACCGTTCCCGTTATCCCAGTAATGCACCCAGGCTACTGCACAGTTAGCAGCATTGACACAAAGAGCGGAACAATTCTTTTCATACTCATCACCAAGAAGACCCTGAATCTTTTTACTTCCCTCTTCACTGCCTACGTCAAATACTGGCGGATAGGTAAAAGCATACGACGCCTTTTGATTTACGAGAAGACCGTGAAAGTTTCTCGGAATCCTGTTATCCGCATTGCGAAGGGGATTGTCTGTTTCCTCTTCATCCTCTGTCACCTTTGAATACAGAACATCTGTTTCATTACGGTAATATCTCTCCGCTATCATTGCGTTCTGCACAAAATCCCCGTGCCTAGGAAGATACCGTCTTATTAAGTTTTTCATTACTTCAAGTTTCATAAAAACCTCTACTTCAAAATCGAAATTCCGTTGCTCTTTTTAAGCATCGTATAACAGAAATACCGTAGTGCGTCCATACAGTGGTCATTCGCTTTTACTGGCTTATCTTCGCCTCTATCTGCCGCTTTCTCATCCCAGACATAGGACGCAAACTCCTTGATAGTTTCTTCGCATATGTCAGCTATTGCAATCTGTTCACGGTTCAGCAGTGCCGCCACAACGCGGATTCCATCGAGGACATCGTTCTTTGCCTTTTTTATAACAAAGCCTCGCTGCCGAAGTTCTGCAATAAAAGACGCTGCGGAAGGGTCGACAATAATCTTTTTTGGCTTTATGTTACCAAGCCATTCTGCAAGGTCATCTGCAAACTCACTGTCTGTCTTTTGTCTATTCTCGTTCCTGCCGGAATAATAATACTCCCGGCAGCATACCCACTTTTCGCCGTCTTTTCGCCAAAGCAGGAATACTGTAGCATTCTGCGTGCCGTAGTCGCAGCTGACGATATACCTTTCTGTCGCTGGTGTGCTAATCTGCGCTACTTTGTGCTTTGCCTCATCAAACATATCGTAAATTACGCCTTCTGCTACGCACCAAAGCCCCAGAATGTAGCGTTTATAGAAGACCCCGCTGTACATAGACCGATATCTTGCCTTAATCTTCTCACTCAGGCTTAGGTTATCGTCCATGGTAAAGTGCAGGTAAAGCAGGTCTTTTTCAATTGCCTTATCAATCCAGTTCACCTTGAACCAGTGATATGGTCCTTCTGGGTTACAGTTGAACCAGTACTTTGAACCGTCAACGGAGCATCTGCCGGTTGCCTGATTCACAAAGCTCTCTGGCATCAACGCTACTTCATCGAAGAAAACACCCGCCAGAGTGATGCCCTGAATCAGATCCTGCGACCTTTCGTCCTTACCGCCGAAAATATAGAAATAGTTCGTGTTACCGTTACGACTGACTTCCAGTAAATTATCTGACCTGTGATATTTTGACCGGTATCCTCTAGCCACCAGCATCAGCTTCAGTATCGCCAGCACGTTACGCCGGAATGAACCTATGGTCTTGCCGCACATCGCAAAGTTCTCTTCAGCGAATGAATTCATCGCCCATATGACAAAAGACAGCGCCATTGACACTGTCTTCCCGCTACGGATTGCCCCGTCTGCTATAATCCCTTCCTTATCAGCAACGCCGGATTCCGGCAGCCACCAGGTAAGAATCTGTTTTTGTTTTCTCGAGAAAGGCTTGAACTTGAATATGGCTCGTTTTATTCTTGCCATACCGAAGCCGCCTCCTCTTTCAGGGCTGCAATAAAGCCGTCATCTTCTGTCGTCACTCCCGGATCCTCACCTTTAATCCTTGCTGTATTCGCGCGGATATTTTCAATCCGGGCTTTCTGCTCGTCGGTTGCTAAATCCATATGCTCTGCCAGCCAATTCAATGCTTTCAGCTTGTCTGCTAGTTTCAACTTTGCTCCATCTTTTCCCGAGCTTACTTCCTGTATTAGGGAGCCGTCAACCTCTTCACTTTCCTCGAATTCTACAGCATTTATAATCTTGGTCACGGGTACCTTCTTGCCGCTTTCTTTGTCGGTTTCATAAACCGGACCAAAGGGACCCATCACCTGTACTTCTCTTCGTCCAAACTTCACATAATCAGTAATGTCTGCATAAGCAATATCTATATACTTCTGTACAATATCCTCACCCGAAAGCATTTCCCTATTTAATCTACTCTCTTTCATCTGGGCAATCTCTGCTCTTATGTTAGGATTCGTTAGCAGCTTTGAGGCGTTTACCCTTGCAGTTTCTTCCTTGCAACCATAAGCTTTTTTATATGCTTTGGTCGCATTGAAGCATTTTATATAATAAATACAAAAAAGGCGCTGCTTATCATTGAGCAAATCACCTTCCGTTTTTCCCTCTTCAATTTGTTTATTTTTGTGTGCACCCTTTTCCTCTTTTTTGTGTGCACCTTTTTTTGTGCTATCTCTGCACCAATCATATCGCTTCTTCCATGACTTCACAGTGTTCATTGTGACGCCATATTTTTCAGCAATCTCTTTATACTTCATCCCCGACATATAATCAAATTCTGCCAGTTCGCGTTTTTCTCTTTCTATGGCTCACCACCTCTCATTCATTATGGTATAAAAAGACCCCGGGCCCGAAGGACACCGGAGTACGTTCATGTTAATTATTTTTCTTTCGTTCAAAATTTTTTTGAAGATTTTCTCTATCACGATCTTGCATTATGCTCTCCGCGGGCTCATCATCATTTAATCCAGTGTCCGAAAAAACAATGTGCAAAACTATATCAAACACTCTATACATACTGGAAAATGAATATCCAAGAGAAAAAGACCACGTTAAAAACACTATCACTTCAAAGGGCTTTGTCCAAGATACGTATAACATCATACTCAATATAACTAAAGAAAGACCTGCGATTATACTTGACTTGAAAAGACCTTTAATCTCTTCTCGCGTATAACTTAAAAACAATTTAACTCGTTCATCATTTCTTACGCCAAACAAAGTTCCCATTAGCACTCCAATTAATCCCACCAGAATCGATGCAAACACTATTGCTGCTGATAATAAGTCCTTATAATTCTCTCCTATGCCAAACTTTTTATAACAAAGTGCTATCAGTAAACAACAAATGCTCCCAAATATAGTCGGCAAATACTTTTGAAATGTTCTCATAGTTTAATTCCTTTTTCGAGTCGATTGTAAAATTCGTTCTTTTGACTGTAGATATCTCTCAATCATTCTGTTAATTAGCATATTGTAATCTATCGTTTCTCTTCTTTCTAAATCTATTAAAATAAAGTCGTGCAATTTTTTCTCAAACAAATCCAAAACTTCTACTGGTTCATTTCCTTGCTTAAATCCAATTTGTGCTTTTGAAAAAGCATCTTTATTATCTAAAATATCCTTAATCGTATCCTTTACTGTTTCAGAATTTAGTGCTTTATTATACTCATGCCCCATCGTGATATCGATCTGCGCATTAATGCCCTCATAGCGTCCAATACTATCATATAGTTTTTTTAATGGGGTGTTGTCCCTATTCCACGAACCCTTACTTTTAGGTATATCCGCAAATCTAATAGAAATCTTTCTAAATTCCGTTGCAGCATCTACCCTATCTAAAATGTCAAGTGGACATATTGGGCGAAGGTATATCATTTCCTCATTGCCTGCCCAAATGCTGTTTAGATATGTTTCTATTCCTGTAGGCCCCAAGCTGTGTACATTTCTTTGTAGTGTTAAAATTCTCGTTTGAACATCATATAAAGCACGTGCTTCTTCACCAATAAATTCATCATCCCCTAATTCTATAGGCTCTGCCTCGGACTCTTCTTTTGCTATGCTAGGTATATTGGTTTCTCTTAATCTTAAAAAAGATAGACACCATAGTTTACAATCACTATCAAACTCACATCTATCAAGCCTTGCTTTTTCCTGATGAAAATCATATATTCTTTCCGAAAGAGGCATATAAGCAACTTTATTCAGCCATAAGGAAAGATCAAAGGCTCTATCGGGCAAAGATGCTTTATCATTTATTTTTCGACATACTACTTCGTAATATTCAAGCCGAATTTTTTTAGGATAACCCATATAATCAAATCTCCTTTTTCTTTTGATTATACACCTTTCGACATATTTTGCCAACAACAAAAGCGCTACCGCATAGCAGCGCCTTGATGTCAGCAATCATAAAAAATAAGGAGATTCACCAGAGCGTTAGAGTTATTCAACTCTTTCACTTTTTCCATTTTAACTATATCATAAAAAAAGCGGAGAAAAGCGGAGAACTTTTCTTTTTTCATCTCTTTTTTCTTTTCTTATCTCTGAACCTCTAATCTCTGCATCAATGCCTCCTGTAAAATCTTTGATACATTCACCCCTGCAGCATCCGCTTCCTGGTTTAACCAATTGGGCAGAGTTACATTTCTTCTCACCATCTTCTGATCCAGTTTCTTTCTGTAGGCTATAAAGTCCACATCTACCAGAGATACAATTCCTTCCCCCTCTTCAGCAAAGGTTCCCTTCTCCGGTTTCACGTCTGCCAGCCTTGATGCCTCCGGGATAGTCTCTCCGTCATCTTCTATGGAAATTCCCTTTATTCCGATTGCGTCTCTTGCCATAGTAAACGCCTCTTCAAGATTCTTTCCTTCTGTCAGGATTTCCATATCAGGTACTTCTACTAAGCAAACATCGTTCAGTTCCGTGAATATCACAGGATATACTTTTGTCATAACAATCCTCTCTTTCTTCTCGTTCTCTTTATTTTAACTTTCTGATGAGGATTTTATAATCCCCATCTTTTAAGTATTGCTTTCGCCAGCCTTTCATCGACTTCCGTGTGCCTTGCCACCGTGCCTGTCGAACTCAAATCCGACGCTTTCCAGTTTCTTTATTAAGTCTTTACGCTTCATCACGTCCTCCTTACATTATTTATTATACACATTTTTTACACATTCGTCAATGGTTTTATACACATTTTTTACACATTATTTATAAATTCTCTGATAAGACTTCTGGCGTAATCTTTTGCAACAAAATTCGCTTCTGCTACTTCTTCCCAGCTCATGCAATCTAGGAAACGGCTTCGCATCAGTTCCCGTATTTTCGGATTTTCGATTGTCTGAATATATCGTTCTATCTTCACCGCCTCTGCCTGGGATTCTTTGATGTTCTTTTCGATTTCCTCTTCAAGGAGCTTTATCATGAGTGGAAGAGTAAACTCCTCTTCAGGCACGCCCTCTATCCGGACAGGGATTCCTTTACCCGTTTTATAATCTCTGACCGTATCTCCTACTTCGCCCTGTTCTCTAATGAGCTGCTGTTTTTTTCTCAATCGAGCCAGGCGCTTTTCCTGTCTCTTCACTTCATGCTGCAGCCAAAAGTGTCTGCTCAATTCCTGTTTTGTCATAACTCCCCTCCTCGCACTGCAAAGAAACCTATTTCCATAGGCTCTGCTGCTCCTCTTCATAGTTTGCTTTGAAATATTCTCTATTACTGACAATTTGTTCTCCTGGCCAGCGTTTAAATCTCCTCGGTTTATCTATGGCGACCATAATATATTCCAAATGTTCCAAGCCCGTTACCGGATGTTCGTATCTGCGGCAATGGTCCTGATCTATGTAATACCCATCAATCGCTTCCGGGTCGTCAAACAGTTCTACTTCGCTGACATCTTTTCTTGTCGGCACTGGTCGCACCAAATTCGTACTGGCAGAAAATCTGCGCTTATGCTGACAATCCCCCTGCCGGAAGGTTCGCTGCGTTTCTTTGATGAGATACTCTGCAAGGTTAATATAATTGCCAGAGTCATCGAGCACAGCCAATTTGACCCAGCCTTTTTTCCAAATTCTTTCCAGAAGTTCTGCCTTAACTTTGCTGATAACCAAGTGATGGTGAATTCTGGTATTTTCATATTCGGTTACTGCTATGTATTTCAATTCCTGACCCTTCTTCCCCATCTCTCTTCTGAGAGTCTTTATAAAAGCATTTCGGTCTTTCTTTGCCTGCTGCTGGTCTGCTTCTATCTCGTATGTCAGTACCACATGTAAATCCCCTCCTGTGAAATTCGCATTGAGAAGACGCATTAAATGCTTCACCGCCATACGGTCATTATTCTTGCGAACCTGCTCCGATGTGATATTACTCTTCGGCGCTCTTCTGTTTCGGTGGTTCCCCGATGTCACTTTGATGGTCCTGTCAATCGTTTTCCCTGCTATGCATGTTTCTCTTACGACTTTCATCTTGTCCCTCTTATTAATACTCTTACCAAGCGTGAAAAGGAGGCTTTCACTCCCTGCTCTGTTTTCTTCCTATAGGTATGCCTGGGACTGCTTTTAGGGCTTGTCCCAGGCTTGTTTCTTCTTATATATAATGTAGGTTTAAATCAATTCTTCGTTTAGAATGACTTTTAACTTTTCAACTTCTTCCCTAGTCAGACCGGCTCTTCTCTTAGGCGTTCCGTCCGGGGCAAAGGTTCTCACTTCGTAGACCGGCGCTTTGCCGAACCATTCTGCTTTGATGAAATGCTTTACATTGCCTTTCTGGTCTTCTCCGACTACGCCGTAGTCTTCAATGATTTTTACGTTGACTTTCTTTTCCATCTGGATCCTCCTTACTTCATATATATTTGGATATTCAATTCTGTTTTTGCATCTTCCTTTAAACGGGCTAAAATTGATTCAACATTATGTAATAAGTGCATTACTTTTGCAATGCTTTCCTCTGCTTCTTTAATCTGGTGCGGGCTTACGCTTCCGCGTGCAGCACTTAACGTCAGCTTTTGCATTTCTTCGTTCACCTGGCTGGTGGTATATTTCAGTCTCTCAGACCGGTCATATAGCTGTGCTGCGGAAATCATGATTCTCTCTTGGCTGTCCATACTCTCCTCCTTTAAAATGGTACATCGTCTTCAATTGGTTCAAATCCTCTCGGTATCTCCGGCTTAAGCTCTGCCATGCTGGTTTGCTTTGTTTGCTCGCCTTGGGCTCCTTGGTTCTGTCCATTTCTCTGCGGTCTGTCGCCCCACTCTAAAAATTCTACTCTGTCTGCCACAACATCGGTTGTGTAAACAGTGACGCCGTCCTTGTTCTGATAGCTTCCAGTCTGAATTCTACCCTGAACGCCGACTAATCTGCCCTTTGCCAGATACTTCTCACAGTTCTCTGCCTGCTTGCCGAAAACGGTCACGCGAGGAAAATCTGTCTGCTTCTCACCACCTGCTCTTACAGGTCTGTCAATGGCAACGGTAAAGGTTGCAACTGCCATCTGTGTGCTTGCGGTATATCTGACTTCCGGGTCACGGGTAAGTCTTCCGATTAGAACTACACTATTCATTTTCCTGCCTCTTTCAATGCGCAGCTTGTACAAGCTTTTAATATGCCCGGCATTTTTCGCATTAAGATTCGGGCTTGTCCGGATTCCCAGCAGTCTGCGCCGCATATAGGGCATATCGCCGGTTTCCAGTCATCATGCCTTGGTGCGGGTATGTTTTCCTGCAGTGGCATCATCAAAATATTTCCTATCGTCATGTCCTTAAATCCTCTCTATCATCTGCGTCATAATCTGCTTTAGGGCACAGCGCATTTTTTCTGCCTGCTCTGTGTCTTCGGTTTCCATGGTCACAATAGACTCTGCGCAGCTGCCGAATGCTTTCTGCAGCTGGTCAGCGTGAACTTTGAAGGTGGCAACTTCGACATTTGAATTGTTGTCCAGTTT